AGCATCAGTACATCCCCTTTGGCTGGTATTCCCACGCGTCCGTTATGCCTATCTCTTCTTGTATAGCCTGTCGCTCAACAACCTCTAGCCAGCGGCACGATCCGTCTAGACAGAATACAGGGTGCCAAGCGAACCAGTCGTGCCATTTATGCTTGGATCGCATTTTCTCAAAGTTTGTCTCAAACATTTTGAGTCTCATCCCTGCTCTCCTTTATGTCTCTTCTTCTTCCAACTTTCCGGGCTCAATGTTGAAACCATCTTCCCTGCACTCTTGAACGAAGTCCTGAATTTCCTTGTCGCCCTTAACAAAACTCATCAGGAACAGCGCGTTCTCAAACATATCCATAAGATCTTCACGGCTGATGTTCTCTTTGTGGAATTCATCTTGACTCATTTTCTGCTTCCTCTAAATGTTTGCGGATATGCTCTTTAGCTCGACTAATGCGGGACTGAACTGTCCCAACGGGTGAGCCCATAATGTCAGCTATTTGCTTGTATGTCAACCCATCCTGCTCTCTCAGAGTGAGCGCTTCTGCCTGCTCTGTAGGCATATTGTCTACTGCCTCTGCGACAATCACCTGAGACTGATTGAGGCTGCTTAGTAATTCTGGTGTGTCAAAATCAAAAACGTCTGAATAAAGGTGTTCATCCATTGAATCAACCAGAATATCTTCTCGTGGAGGGCGGCGCTTTTGCTTGTCCATTGATTTGTAAACCACGTTGATACCGATCCGGGTTAGCCAAGTCGAAAACTTACAGTCCCCACGGAAAGTGTGAAATTTAAGCCAAGCATTAGAAGCAGCCTGCTGGGCGCAGTCTTGTGCGTCATCCCAGTCTTTTGTGTACTTATGGAGCGTGTTCACTAAATTATGGTAGTTTTCTGATAGTAGCTCTTCAAAATCTAACTGATTTCTAGTCATTTTCCATTTCCTTTAGCAGGTATTTGTAAACTTTCTCGGTTACCTCTACATCCTGAACACAGTAATCCATCATTTCGTTGCTGTATTCATCCCAAGCCTTTTCTTGTTTGGCGTAGTCGCCCTTGTAGATACCAACCCTGTAGCCCCATGCTTCTAGTGAGTGCGGCCCGACACGCTGTGGTAGCCCTTTTGGACGCTCCCGGTCTGGGTTAAGCAATCTAGACAGAACCAATGTATCAATCTCCATCTTAGGCCGAGGATAAGCCTCACCAATAAAAAGATTGTCGTTAATATCACACCACTTGTCAATAGCAGGCAAGTCAAAGCTGATGATGTTGTGACCAATGACAGTCTGCCCCTCTAGGCTGCGGGCAAACTCCTCAATCTGTGTTGGCGCGTACTCCCATACCTCACCTGTCAAGTAGTCCTTCGCAACTGCACAATGGACCTTGTCCATCGTGTCTAACAAACCGTTGGTTTCAATGTCTATGACCAGCATTCGTTTATTCATCATCATCCCCAAACTCTTCTAAATCCTCTGCCTGCCAGACTGCATAGATATTCATCTTGGCAATTTCTAGCACTCCTAGAATCTCAGCCCTGTTCATTTCACAATCATCGAAAGCCTGCTGGATCTTATTGAGCACATCGTTCTTACGCTGTGCTTCTAGCTGTCCGTTGATATCAGTCACGTTATCCATAAGTTCACCTTTTAGTAGTCGTATTCAGGTAGTCCGCAGGGCTGAAGCCTGCCAGTCTGCTGATTGAGTTGTATCACATCTGAGGGCCCCGTAAAGCCCCACTCACGATTCTTCTTGATGTTGATGCGGACTCGCCCCTTCTCTTCGTTCTCCGTCTTTTCAGGCTCCAGTGCTGCGATCCAGAAAGCTAACTGCTCAAAGCTTCCCGAGCCCCTAGCCGATGCAGGGTCAATGTACAGCCACTGTGCATCATAGACATCATCCTTGATGTAATAGTGCTGGTCAATCCTGCGAATGTGGGCAACCATAATCATGCTAGAGCCTGTCGCCGCACAGAACGCAGCCACCTCACTGAGGATATTGTCAATCAGTTTTCGCTCGTTGTCTCGCTCGTCGTGCGAAAATAGAATGCTAATATGGTCAAAAATAAAACGAGTAACACCTTGGCTGCGATAATAGCGAAGTAGGTGTAAGAGCCGATCAATACTGAGCCGACCACTGGGGCCGAGATCAATAAACCAAGTGCGATCATTATCAATAAGCTTCTCATAACTAGCTCTCGCCTTATCCTCTGGAATGACTTTTGGGTTTAGCCTGTAACGTGGCAGTGGAGTGTCGTTGTCGATTGCAACCAGACGCTGCGCTGCTTTCTTAAGATCCTCTTCGAGAAACATCCAAGCAACTTTCTCTTCGGTGTTAGCAATCAACTCGTACCCCATTTCAGCAACCCAAGTTGACTTTCCTACGCCCGGCGGTGCCATGACGATCCCAAGTTCGCCATCCCTGAGTCCGCCTAGCTTGTCGCTGAACTCAGGAAACATGCTGAACTTATAGCCCGGCTTGATTGGCTCCCGGATCATGTCATAACTAACATCACTGCCGGGGATAACCATTTCAGGCTGATACGCTCGGGCCTGAAAGCAGGCTCGGATTAATTCTTTTTGCTTGCCTTTCTGGAGGCACTCATTAGCGTCCTTGCACCCTTCCGGTAACTCCGCTACCTTTAATTTTACCTCCGTCGCAAAAAGCGAAGCAAATGTTTCAACGCCTTGAGCCCCCGCTTCGTCGTTGTCGAAAGCAAGCAATACACCCTCGAAAGAAGTGATGTAATCCCACACCTCACGGCTCTCAACTCCACCGCAACTAGAGCCGTTTGGGAGAGAAACCACTGAGTAATCCTTGCCTTGTGACTTGAAAGCCTGCCAAAGAGAGACCGCATCCTCTTCGCCTTCGGTAATGATAAGGAACTTACCGCCTCGGGGAAATACTTGCTGACCAAATAGCCCACCATAGTCGCCTACTACCTCCACATCTTTTTTTACTAGTGTGTTCTTTTTCTTGTATCCCGTGCCCTTGCCGCTCGGGAAAAACACAGCTAGTCGGTCGGGCTCGCCACTCTCTGGCTTAACTGGCTGCTTGATATTATACTTTGCAACCGCTTCCTTGTTGATCCCCCGGTGCGAAAGATCCGCCAAGGGGTAGTTGCTTATTTCCTCAATATCCCACCTGCTTGACATTTTAGGTTTCCCTTTTTCTCTTGGCTCAGAACCACCATTTATGAAACTTGGTGAAACATAGCCGCACTTACTAAAACAGTAACCGCTTCCGTCGTGGTGGAGCCCGAGGCTGTCGGAGCTCCCACACTTAGGGCACGGCTGGCTGGTCTTTATATACTTGCTCATGCTGAATATACCCGTTATGGATAATGTAGTCAATTACAAACTCAAGGTCAAAGTCCTTGCTACTATCGTCAGGACGACGACTCAACTCATAGCACTCATTGCACAAGTCCTTGAACACTTTTTGTTCTACTTGAGTTTGGATAGAGTTACAACATGCACACCGCATCACATCCTCCCCGTGCTGCCAAATCCACCTTCCCGACTGGTGTCTTTCTCAATGGCATGGACTTCTTGGAAGTCAGCCTTGATATAGGGCTGGACAATCAACTGGGCAATCCGCTCACCCTTAGCCAAGTTGATCAAAGATGAACCATGATTGCGAAGGATGACGATGATCTCATTTCGGTAGTCACAATCAATCACACCAGCCATGACGGACAGGTTGAATTTTGCTGCAAGCGATGACCGGGGCCAAATCAAACCAACTGTCCCCTCAGGTAGAGCCACGGCAACTCCTGTTGCAACCTTCCGCTGCTCATAGGGTGGGAGCACCACAGCATGCACTGATGACAGGTCAGCCCCGGCACTGTTCTCTGTTCCGTACTTAGGTAGATTCGCCATAGGGTAAAAATATTCCACAGGCACACACATTTCTTTTTTCATTACTTCAACCTCGTTGGCTTTATAGGGCGATACTGGTCACACTTAGCGAAAGGCCCGGTAGGTGTCTCATGCAGACCGCACCATTTCTGTGCGTAATAGCGACACTTTAAGCAACACTCTCTATAATCATAACCATTATTCATAAAGTATCTCCTAGATATCTGTTAGATAG